CGAAGCGTTCGACCGCCTTCTCCCCGCGGAGAGTGCGGGTATCTAAACCCAGAGATTTTCAGGAGGATGTTTGAAACCTCCTTCGCGTTCCCCAACGCCAACATATGTTTTTATAATAGAACAATTTTGGTGTAATTTTAAAATTTTTATTTTGTTTTCATTTATTATAAACGGACGAAATTGTGCAAGTTTCTCTCTTCTAATGTAATTTAGCGCAAAATCACGCTGGTCTTTATGACCATACATATCAATGAAGGGTATCTTGAATTTCTCCAAATTGGTCAGACTATCCAAATAATTCTCTATCCTGACCTGGTGATCTATGGGAACACCAAATTTTTTCTCCATGAGGAGACGCGTGGCCAATGTAATAGACACAAACGGAACAGGTTTTGCAGAAACATCCCGAATAAATTCAGAACGCTCATACTGATTAACCGCCCCACTGTTCTTCATGTAACTATTCACAGCTCTCATATCAACGCTCTCCGTAACACGGAGTCCAAATCTAGCTAAAGAAGCTATGATGGGACAACCTGGATACTGCCAGCCGTAGCTAAGTGATTTAGACTTTAGCAACAGCTTCAAAGTTTTATTTGCGGCGTGTACGTAACGAGACGACGTCCACATAAAAGATTTGATAACATCAATAGGATCAGTTATATTCTGTAGATCAACCTCATCAAAAATGAGACCACAAAAGCTGGCCTCACTGAGAGATTTAAAACTTTCCAATTTGATGTCCAAACCCAATAGTGCGAAGTCCTGAGAAGTAGGGGCTTTACCTGAAAACGTAAAAAGCCCATCGTCACCTTCAACGACGCCTTCGACATGCTTGCAACCGCACATGTCCAACACAAACAACATAAACATTAGGTTCGAAAAGCCATTCCCAAGGGAAGTGCACATCTCGCCAGACATTCTAGTCGCATCTATCTCCATACCGAAAAATTTGTTAACTATTTTATTTTTTCCTCCTAATACAGATTCTACCAATTCACAGAACTGGGAGCCAGTTGGTAAATTCTTTGTCATGTACCTATACAGCCTGAATTCACAAGCCATCATGAGATCTTTAGTGAACAAGGCCTCAAATGTAGTATAGTCTGACGCAAAATAAGTAGCCCCATGCCTCTGAAGCAAAGTGCTTATGTACTTAGGTCTCTCCGAGACTGGAATATGTTTAATAAACCAGTGCAAATTGAACACTTCATGTTCTATTAACTTAAAGATCGGACCAACAGCAGTTTTAAATTCATCTGATCTGGAATTAATTCCACGACCATGTTTATAAGCTGGGTAAGTTTCATCTTTCATGAACAATTTGACTAGGAAATCTCGAGTCTCAAGCATTTCCATTCTCTTCTCTTTTTTTAGTAACTCCTCTCTACGGTATAAAGGATAGTTTGTGTGGTCAAGCCAGTTTTGCACTGACAAGTCGGAATTTGGGGGTAAAGGAATTAGATTTTTATGAAGGAACTCATCGGTAAATTTCAACAACTTATCCAACAAACCTTCCCTAGGTGTAGGGGGCTTTCTGGCAAACCGTTTTTGGACTCCCGCAAGAAGAGTTGTCACATCTCGCAGGTCTGGGTGGGGCATTGCTACTTCAATACTGTTGACTACTGAACGCATCATTGGTACCCTCTCAGCTGTTTGTTTGGAATAAATTTTGAATTTTGTATTATCCTTGAGTTTAGGGACCTCTGGTAAGATTACTTCACCAAAACGGTACCCGTAAGCAACTGTGACCTCTCCGTTGCTCCCTTCATCCGAAAATCCTTTACTATTTTACTCTGTCTATCGGCCCACAAGCCGAAAGCCAGTCGACAAGTATTTTCAACTACGTCAATTCCTGAAGATAGACTCAGAAACCTGTTTATGTTCACCGTGTGGCAGGTTCTAGCTCTATGCAAGAGTCTAGAATACATCTCGTCCTCCGTGACCTCCACACACAAAGTATCGGCCGCCATAATTTGGGACATCAGCTCGAAACTCACTAACAGTTGATCCTTCTTATACAACCTAGTTAGTCCACCTCTCACCTGTACGGCCATGTCAACGACCGCATATTGTGCGTCCATATGTTTCAAATCCTGCTGGGACATTGACTCAGGCCGCATATCGCGGTCGTCCCCAGGGAGCCACTCGAGCACCTCATAAGAGAAGTCACCATACAATGGTTCTACTTGCTCTTTTAGAATGTCAGCACCCTCTGTGACCTTGCCCTCTGAAGCCAAGGCTTTATATATTTTTGAAAATGGACTTTTCTTCTCCGCCGTACCGATTCTTTTGAACCTAATTCTCGGCAAGTGTGGTGGTGTATTTATTGTTACAGGTACTTTAGTGGGCACTCCATTGACATTTTCGAAGACATATTCGTCATAGATTTCCACAGGTACTACTTCACGCCCCAGATACTCATGGCACTGAGCTGACAAAGCTTTCAAGGACAGTGTTTCAGCCAGAGCATCTATTTTTATTATTGTTTTTCTCTTAATCCACTCCACAACAGAACCATACCTCGTCTCCACTTTGAGTTGCTTCCCAATCCTCACTGCTTCTCTCACCTGGTCTCTG